GACCACATAGATAGTCTGACGGATGGTCACAGTGAGTGTATCTTTGCTTGTGACATTGAGCCTAGAGACCCAAGGGTTTGCTTACAAGATTCCATTAACATGAGTGAGAAAGACTTCTTGGAGTTGTATCTGGCTTTCGGCGGTGCTGACTTGTGTATCACCAACCCACCTTGGGATAGAAAACTACTGCACCCATTCATCGAAGGGTGGATGCAGATGTGTCCAACATGGCTACTCTTTGATGCCGATTGGATGCACACGAAACAATCAGCTATCTTGATGTCGTATTGCGTTAAGGTAGTGAGCGTAGGCAGGGTCAAGTGGATTGAGGGCAGTAAGAGCGTGGGTAAAGATAACTGCGCTTGGTATCTGTTCGATATAGCTAGAGACCCCGCTAAACAGACAGAGTTCTATGGGAGAACAGTATGATTACTCAAGAAGACATTGATGCTTTCAGCATTGTGAATGTGACACCGATGGAATATTCCTATTGGGTTGAAGGTAAGATCACGACAAAGGGTGAGACCCGTCTAGTGGAAAATGCGCTAGGTCTCGTAGGTGAAGCTGGAGAGGTAGCTGAGAAGGTAAAGAAATACCTCCGTGACAATACCAAGGTTAATCAGAAAGAGATCATCAAGGAGTTAGGTGACGTTCTGTTCTACACGACAGCCTTGGCTAACTACTTCTACAGTAACCTGCCAGAGGTCATGGAAGTAAATATGGATAAGTTAAACGACAGAGCAAGACGTGGTGTGATTAAGGGGTCAGGGGATAACCGATGAAGAAGAGATGGGTAAACAATATATTCGTAAGGTTCATGCGATATTGTGTAATGTGGTCAGAGCATCGACAGGCAATCAAGATACTGAACCGACTGTCCGATAGGGAACTAAAGGACATTGGAATTAGCCGAGAAGACATTGACCGTATGGTCTGGCTAGAAGAAGATAAAACAATGCGAGGACGTGGCGAATGAGCAATACACTACCAACAGACTACCAGTCTTTCATTCACAAGTCACGTTATGCACGATGGCTAGACAAAGAAGGACGCCGTGAGACATGGGAAGAGACTGTATCCCGTTACATGGAGAACATCGTAAAGCCTGTGGCAGGGGACGACAGTTACATCCGTCAGATTGAAGAGGCTATCCTGTCGCTTGACGTTATGCCATCCATGCGCTCCCTTATGACCGCTGGCCCAGCAGCCCTCCGTGACAATACTGCCATGTATAACTGTAGCTACCTTGCAGTTAAGAACATCAAGAGCTTCGACCAAGCTATGTTTATCCTGTTGTGTGGTACAGGCGTAGGGTTCTCAGTTGAGCGACAGTACATCAACAAGCTGCCAGAAGTGCCAGATGCCTTGTTCAACAGCGATACTACAATCGTTGTCAAGGATAGCAAAGAGGGCTGGGCTAAGGCTCTACGTCAGGTAATTGCACTACTGTACAGCGGTGAGGTTCCTAAGTGGGATGTATCTAAAGTACGTCCAGCGGGTGCTAGACTAAAGACCTTCGGTGGTCGTGCTAGTGGCCCAGCGCCTCTGATCGACTTGTTTAACTTTGTCGTTCATACCTTCAAGGGTGCTACAGGTCGTAAGCTATCCTCCATCGAATGTCACGACATCATGTGTAAGATCGGTGAGGTAGTGGTTGTAGGGGGCGTTAGACGTTCAGCTATGATCTCCCTGAGCAACCTAAGTGATGATCGGATGCGTCACGCTAAGTCAGGCGCATGGTGGGAGAACAACCCGCAACGAGCTTTGGCTAACAACTCTGTATCGTACACTGAGAAGCCCGACAGCATCTCTTTCATGCGTGAGTGGCAAGCCCTAGTGGAAAGCGGCAGTGGTGAGCGTGGTATCTTCAACCGTCAGGCTGCTAAGGTACAAGCTGGTAAGAACGGACGCCGTGACGTAGATCAAGACTTTGGTACGAATCCGTGCAGCGAAATCATCCTGCGTGATTCTCAGTTTTGTAACCTAACGGAGTGCGTTATCCGTGCGACTGATACAGTAGAAGACCTAGAACGTAAGGTAAAACTTGCTACCATCTTAGGTACAATTCAAAGTACCTACACACACTTCCCGTACCTCACTAAGGAGTGGAAGGACAACACAGAAGAAGAACGCCTGTTGGGGGTTAGCCTCACAGGTATTATGGACAATCCGTTAACTACATCAAAGAATGGTGGGTTAGCTAAAACACTGGAGCATCTAAAGAATGTCGCTATCAATACTAATGCTGAATGGGCCGAGCGCCTTGGTATCCCTGTTGCTACTGCTATCACTTGTGTCAAACCTAGTGGCACTGTCTCCCAACTCGTTGATTCTGCTAGTGGGATACACGCTCGTCACAGCCCTTATTACATCCGCACGGTGCGTGGAGACATTAAAGACCCGCTGACGAACTTTCTAAAGGATCGTGGCGTACCAAATGAACCTTGTGTTATGAAGCCAGATACTACTGTGGTGTTTAGCTTTCCTATGAGGTCTCCTGATAACGCTGTGACAACATCTGACATGACTGCTATCGAACAGTTAGAGATGTGGTTAGCCTACCAGCGTTCATGGTGTGAGCATAAGCCAAGCGTAACTATAAATGTCCGTTCTGGTGAGTGGATTTCTGTAGGGGCTTTTGTGTATGAGCATTTTGATGAGATGTCAGGTGTGTCGTTCCTCCCATATAACGAACACACATACCAACAAGCACCGTATCAAGAGTGCGGTAAATCTGACTACGAACAGTTGAAGTCTATCATGCCATCTGAGCTTAACTGGGATGAACTTGCAGAATACGAGCAAGAGGATAACACGGCAGGTAGCCAGACGTTAGCTTGCTCTGGAGATAGCTGTGAGATCGTAGACCTAGTGTAACCAAAGCACCTGAGCAAGTGTGTAAACTGCTTACTAGGAGAACCCATGTACACCATCATAACCCGTGAACAATGTAACTTCTGTGATGCAGCCAAGGCTTTACTCAAGGGAAGTGGCTACCCTTACAAAGAGTACAACGTACATTCCCAAAGCTCAAGGTGGGTATTAACCCTGATTAAGAAAGCTAACATTACCACAGTACCCCAGATATTCACCCCTAATGGAAATTATGTCGGTGGCTATACAGAACTAAAGGAACTACTGGAAAAGGAAAAACGCTAATGGACGACTTCCCTGAGAAGCCCACTAGATCAAGACGGAAGACCAACTACAAGGGGGCCGACAAAAAGTCTACCTCTGGTCTTGTCGCTAAGACTACAAAGCAGAAGGCTCTGATAGAAGCCCTACAGGGGAATAAGCAGGTGTTTATCCTTGGCCCTGCTGGTACTGGTAAGACTTATGTTACAGCAACGTATGCCTCTGATCTGTACATCACAAAGCAGATAGACAAGATCGTTATCACACGTCCCCATGTGGCTGTAGGTAAGGAGCTTGGGTTCTTGAAGGGAGACCTAAATGAGAAGACTATGCCTTGGGCTTTGCCTGTCTTGGATGTTTTGGAGAAGCACCTTGGTAAGGGAACAGTGGAAACAGGGATCAAGAATGGCAACATTGAAATGGCACCTCTTGCACTCATGCGTGGGCGTAGCTTCGATAATGCCTTCATAATTGTCGATGAAACACAGAACATCACACTACATGAACTTAAGATGGTCCTAACCCGTGTGGGAGAGGGTACGACAATCGTTCTCAATGGTGACGTTATGCAGAGTGACCTAAAGGAAGCTGACGGATTATCAAAGGTGATCCACTTAGCGAAGAAGCATATGTTACCTGTGCCAGTTATTGAGTTTGGTGTTGAGGATATTGTACGATCAGGCATCACAGCAATGTGGGTTAAGACGTTCATGGAGGAGGGTATCTAATGACGCTATTCGAGGGGTTGATGCTGTTAAACAGCCTAGTTCTACTGTGGGTGACTTACACTATAGGGAAACTAAAGATTGACGTAGAGACGTTATACCAAGGTCTAGCTGCTGTTATGGGAGACCTAGACTAGAATCAGAAAAGCCGTAGGCGTCCTTGAGTGGATACCTACGGCTTTTTTGTGTCTTGTATTTAGGTTTACTTACCGAAGAACTTCGATACCGACCTCATTCCTATGCTGGCACTCACGATACCTCCGAGGGAATATTGATACCACTTTGGCATACCCTCAAGTGCAGCGAACCCAGCTTGTACTATCGCATTACCCCAGTCACCACAGAAGGCTAGTATTAGAGGGATAGAGAACAGGAGTGTAATCCACTCGTCTTTCCATGAGTTTTGTGTTGCTTGAATTGCAGCTATGTCCCAGTCGATCTCACCAGTTAACTGCTTCTTCTTAATCTCAGCTTCTGTCAGTTTAAGCTGTGTCTTACTGTCGATGATACTAGCAGCTAGTCCACCGATGGAACTTATGATTTGACCTATCATTTGCTATACTTCTCCTCATGTACAACCTTAGTGGGTGTAACTGTAGTCTTAGACTCTTTACCCATCCATATACCAAAGCACCCCGTAAGAGCGCCCATACAGACCGATACAAGCCCACTCTGGGCTACACTGGGGTCAGGTAACGACATAAACCAATGTACAGCTTGATACGTCAGTACAGTGACTGCCAGCATCATAAGCCTTGGTAGAACTTTCCAATCATCAAGTATTGTCATTGCCACTTCCCTTGTTTCTTACCGAGGAGATAAATTCCCAAGCCGAGGATACCAATTCCTGATACCACCACCAGTATGCCCAGAGTCCACTCCAGAATAGCCTGCTTGATCTCCGCCTTACGATACAGAGTTGCCTGACGATCCTTACGAACTTGGGCTTCAATCTTAAGAAGCTCGTCCCAAGCCGACTGACCATAGGCAAACTGAATATACTGCTTAATTTCAGCACGAAGAGCCTCCGCTTGTTTTTTCTTAGCGAAGATGTCCATTGCACTTGGGCCTGAGCTTCCTAGTAAGATAGCATACCAAGGTTGATCCTCAGCCCTCTTATGTGCAAAGTTAATGTCAGAGATAGCCCCAGCGAACTTAGCTAGATCACTGGAGATACCACCGATGTCCTTACCTAGCTGTATCCCACGTTTAATGGCTGATACGGCTGTCTGAGCGGCAGCAAATGCTGTAAAGGGATCAATCATTTGAACTTAACCTCTATAGGACACAGATAGTTGTGACTTACCCTGTAAACCCTGTCGTACCAAAGCCCATTCTTCGGGAGACCACAATCGTAATAACAGTATTGGAACAACTGATTCCCTCCGTCAGTCCAAGCATGTCCGAAGGAAACGAAGGCCAGTACGCATAACACTATCGCCCCCTATTAGCCATAGCCTCTACTGCACCACGAATAGCTTTAATGTTCTCATCAATTCTAGCCATCGACACAGCCTGAGTATTAACAGCAGACTCAAGCCTTGTGATCCTAGATTGCGTTTCTAAGATGTCGTCACGGTTACTTTCGATGTCCGACATCATCATTGATACAGTCCATACAATAGCTGCACCTTGAGTAATGAGACCTAAGATTAACCCTATTGATAAATTATTGTTAATCATCTCTTTGCTCATGGGTACGTCTTTCGGTCAAGTTCAAAGTGAGGTGCATCATAGAAACTCTTCCAGTCACCACCCCATACGATAGGAATTTCGAGTTCTTCTGCTGCTTCTTTCATAGCTTCAGCCATAAGCTCAAACCGTTCTAGGTCTTCCCAATCGACAGGATAAGGAACCATGTCTACAGCATGACCTGTGATGTGTCGTGAGTTCAAGGTAGTTGACTTACCAGCCTTGAGTAGCTCTCGTTGACGGTTGATGTGACGGATACCCTCGATGACTGTAAAGTCAACCTCAGTGATCTCAATGGCACGTTTCACTACAGCTACAAGATCAGGGTGTACACCTGACAGGTTCTGTAGGCTACGCTTACCTAGTTTGTAAGGCATCTATTTTACTCCTTAGATATGCACGACGATGCACTCAATAATGAGGTTAAAACGTCCATGCCTCTAGTTATGCTTTATTCCGCATCCTGAATTACAAGTGTGCCAGCATCAACCTGCCGCATGATCTCGGCGTAGTGGCGGTTGGCTGGGTCTAGGGGGACAGACATTTCAGTGTCGTCGATAATGGCTTGTACGGAAGCGTTGTTGCCGTCGAAGTCCTGCACATACTGCGCTGATGTAATGTTCATATTATCCATGATTATAACTCCGCATCCGATGCCATAGTGCCTGCATCCGTGTTGATTGTAGTTGCCTCCCCAACACCATAGCCGCTGCCGCTGCCAAGGAAAGCTATTGCGAAGCTATCAGCACTAGACCCAATGGTGTTTGCTGTTGATACGGGGTAAGTAGCTGTAAAAATGTTATTATACGCTTCTATTGTACCCGTCCTTAAGACTGTAGGGATGGCCCTCATAGCAACGGGGTAAAGTCCAGAAAACACACAACTACCGTTCGCACCGTAACGATGTGCCAACCCGATACGAGAGGCACTAGGGAACTTATAGTAATACCGCTGACACCTCGCCAACTCATCCCCATAACTGCGATGCTCGAATGGGGTGGCGGTGTCGCCTACTTCGAGTTGAACGCCTGTGATTTGCCAGTAGTTACTTGTTGCAGAAGCAAGGTTGACTTGACCTACAGCACGATCTGTAGAGGCAGGGTTTGACCACGACGTGTTTAGTGTCCCAGACGTGTAATCCGTCCCAGAACCTAGCCAAAAACTTATGACCAGCCCAGACGTATTGTCGGCTGTCATTGCACCACTATCAACATTTAACGTAATTGTTTTGCGTTCCCAAGTATCCGCAGCATTGATGGTATAGGCTGTGGATATGTTGTTACCAGTGGCAGATGCGTCTTCGCCATACTGCTCAAGAATGTATGTGCCTGTTAAGTTAGACTTAACATAAAAGCTTACAGTGTATGTGTTGGCAGTATTTCCAAACCCCAAACTCTGGATGTCTTGGCCTTCAATCTTAGTTTGAATAAGCATCCTGTCACCTGCGGCAGGAGATGCATCTGCGGTTGTGCAAAGCATCTTTAAGCTATGGCCAAAACCATCAGGCGCATCTGTGTCTTGGCTTTGTGTCCATGTGCCAAGTCCCAAAATGTAGGTGGAGTATCTGTCTACAGTTTTGTAAGAGTTTGTCCCATTCCCCAAACCTGTTTCTGAGGTAGAACGCTGCGCCACCTGCATAGCGCCATTGATAATCAGGTTGCGGTTCGAGAAAGCGCCCGAAGCAGTAAAATAAGACGATGCGTCATCAGTGACACCATCTAACTTGTTCAACTCAGCAACAGTAGCAGTCAACCCATCAATATTATCTGTCGTGATGGTAAACGTATCTGTCGCTTGATCGAATGTAGCAAAGGTAATCCAAGCGTCATTGTCAGCATTACGCATCTTCAGTAGGTCATTGGTACTATCATACCACCACTGATAGGCGTAAGTCGTTGAAGGCTCAGTGTCGCCAGAGGAATTAGACGCAAGAGCTTGCAGGGAACTGTTAAGGTCCGTCCGAAAACTTGGGAAGCCTTGGTTGGCGATAGAAAAATCGTTCTGTGACATTATGTTATCTCCTTACCGAAACCCTTGACTACATAATCAAGTTGTGTCGGAGTTGTTAATTGTGTGTTGGTGCTGTCATACACGGTAATGGTAAACCCTGTGTGGGTTTTACTTGTTATTGTGTAGTAATCACCAGTGCCTAGTCCAGTAAGGGCAAGTCCTATAGACGGGCTAGATGTGTTATAGAACCCAGAGGGGTACGTTACGTTAGTAGTGCCAGTGAAGTTGATGTTTTCTTGGGACTCTACTCTGTCTGGCATATCTGTTACGGACGACAAAGCAGTGACTTTGGGTGCAACAGCAGGATCACCAGTAGATAGCACAGCCCTAAAGCGGAAAGCCCTAGCAGATAGAGTTGCAGCCACAAGGTCTTGGTATCCAGACCAAGTAGGACTTCCAGAAGGATCGTCGTCTGTGTAAGATACCTGAACCTTAGCTGTAGCACTGTCTAGAGAGTTGGGGTCTCCATCAAATAAACCTAACCTAGAGTCAAACAGACCTGTAGCAGATTCAAAGGTATTAACGTAATCCAAGTGAGAGAACGAAATAGACGAGAATGTCGTAACACTGTACTTACTACCAAGGTCTAATACATTCTCAAAGTCATAAGTACCTTGAGAAGCTACGTTCTCATTACCACCATCGAACAAACCTAGAGTGTCATCAAAGTCGCCAGTTAATTCATCGAAAAGGACAGAAGTGTCAAGGGTAAGATAAGAAGATGTCTCATCTGTAAGCACGACTGTGTTAGTCTTAACGCCATTGAAGTCTGGATTCTCAACGTAGCTTTGAACGACATTGAGACCAAGTATATCCTCAAGGTTAGTTAGGACAACGGTTGTCGTTTGGTTTACCGACTTGTTACCTAGCTTATCGACAGCCTTAATTAAGTAGCTACCTTGACGGGCAGGAACAGAAGCACTTGTAGCGGGTCTACCCACTTTAGGTATCAAGATAACCGACTCAGACCAGACAGCACCAGATGTGACAGGACTGTACCTCACCTCATAATATGCAAGGTCTAGGTCACCAACTGGTTCCCAAGACAGAAGTGCTGTTCCCCCTGCGATACTAGCAGAGAAGTCCGTAACATCTTCTGGGGGTGGGGCAAATGGTGAAGCAGAGAAACCTGAGAATGTCGTCCACTGACCTTTAACACCAAAAGTGTTTACAGCCCTAGCCCTAACGTCATAGGTACTGTCTTCTGGTATTAGTATCTCAAACCTTTTGGATGTACCAGAACCTAGTGACCTAAAGTTAGTGTCAGAAGACTTCTTGTATTGTGTCTCATAGTAGTCAGCAAGTTCACTTTGACCTTGTACCTCTACGTTAATAAGGCCAAACACTTCTTCATTAACGACCCTTAACTCTGTCGTCAGGCTAAGGCCCACGTTAGGTACTTCAAAGGGCGACAACAAGTTAGTGTTGTCCCTCTCGTAAACGATACCATCATCTACTTCATCATATACAGATTCAGAAGTTTCCCGTAAGGTCATCTGTGTCTGTAGATCAAGGCCCTCGGTAAGACCAAAGTTCCAAGCGATAACTTCAAACTCTTTGTTATCCCAACCAAAGCGGGAGTTAGTCAAGCGGATGTTATCACCAACTTGTACCTGAAGTGTCTTTAGCCCAAAGGAAGCACTAACAGTAAGCTGCTGTCTATTACGCTCCAGCGAAATTCTAGCAATGCGTCTAGCCTCAATAGAGTTATCTGTAAATGGTAGATCAACATCAGCTACGGACTCCTGTCCACCATCAGCGGCAACAAATGCTGCATTAGTTACTTGTGGGTAGTCTGTAGTCTGCCAGTTGCTCTCTTCACCACGGAATGTACCTTTGACAGTATTGAAGTTATCCCTACGGGAATGACGTGTGGATACACTCATACTAGAGCGCAAGTCATCTTCGTTGAGGTCTAGCACAGGTGCAGTCCAGTAGGCCGGTTTCATACGCCACTTACCTTGAGCATACCATAAGCTACCGTCCATAGACGTTAGGATACCGTTAATCATGTCGTAAGGAGTAGAGGCTGTAGTGAAAGCACCATTACAAGTATAACGTGTTGTACCAGCGATTGTGTTAGTCTGGTCACATACGTTAGCAGCAGCAGTAACAAGAGTGTCATCAATGTTAGCTGTGTCTTCAGCTATACCATAAGAGGACGTTAGGTAATCCCTCAAGCATAAAGCTGGGTTATCTGACCATACTGTCGTTGATGTACGAGGGTCATAGACTTTCTTACCACTGATGGTAGCTGTGATCTCAGGGATACCATTGGGGAATACATCAGCATCAAAGGCTAACCGTATATACATATAAGCAATACCACGGAGCCTGTGTTCAGTAGTCCAGTGGGCAGACTCATTTACAAGGAAGGTATCAGCAGTTTGATTTGGTGAACCCAAGTGTAACTTGATACGGACTTTACCGTTGTACTTACTTGGGGAGGTAACATTTCCGTTACCATCTAGTGTTACAATCTCATCGTTGATGTAGATTTCATCAAAGGATTGTATCTCATGTCCAGCGACAGCAACAACACGATGTAGGTACTTGTTAGTCTGACCTGTGGCTTCATCGTATATACGAGCGCCACCAACACGAACCTTACCATAGATAATCTGATGGTCTAATGCAGTGCCAATAGCTGTAGTTTGATAGCCACGGTTAGCTCCACCAACAGAAGGCTTGGGTGTGAGCGCACGGAGGGCTGCACCAAGTACCACATTCGTAGCCAGACCTATAGCTGCTAACGCAAATGTGTTAGTAACCGCGCCAATGCCAATAGCCGCCCCCAAAGCAGAGCCAGCGATATAACTTCCGACAGCAGCTAAACCCGTAACAACAACCATACTATAAAACCTTCTCGTATTTAGTTTCTATCTCATGGTATCCCATGCGAGTAAGAAAGTTTCCAATGGGGTTCTTCACAGAGGAAGACGCAACGACCCTACAGACACCATCTTCCTTCATACAAGTCTCCACAAACTTAAACAAGCGTTTGCCTACTGTAGACTTCCTGTAGTCCTTGTGAACATATACTGCATCGTAGTAACCCATTAAGTCAAACTTAGCTGTCAAGGGGGTTATGATTAGTACGACAAAGTACCCAATCAATAGTCCATCTTTTCTCGCGGTGAAGAACTTAAGATGTCCAGCTTCCTCTAAACGAAAATACTCATCCCAGTTTATATGAAGCTCTTGTGTAGGATGACCTGACTCGTCCCACTCAAGTATAGCTAAGGGGGCAACTTCATCTTCCACAAGGTTTAGAAACTCTTGTTGATACTTAACCATTACTTTCTGCCCGACCCCAAGAAATCTTCTTGTCCTGTAGGTCTTCAATAAAGTCACACCCAAGATCACCGGGGTAAACTGACTTCTGATAACCAGAGGTAAAACGAGCTACTCTAGCTCTCTCAAGGTCAATAAGTTTGTTCTCAACAGTCATCTCGATAGTAGCTGTATCTCCAGCTTCTTCGATGTTCATCTGATCCATGTAACCTGAGAAGACCTGATTGAATACCTTCTCACCCATGACCCCGAAATAGATATTACACACACGACCCTGATAAGGTTGCGTGAGGGCTAAACTGATTAAGTTTGAGGGGATACCAGTTAGGGTTATTGTTGCTCCCTTAACAGCCATCTCTTGCGTTTCTTCTATGCTTGAGATGTTTAAGAGTTGTCCTGCACCAACGTAATCCTTCCCACCTATAGTGAGAGTTCCTACACCAGTCCAAGTGTACACAGGATTACCATCAAACAGGAGGTCAACAGCAAAGAACGGAAATACTTCAGGTTGTTCTATTGAAGTTACTGTAGTCGGGGTTAGGTCTCTTGACATGGTATTTCCTTATTACACGAGGGCCTCAACAGCCTCAAACGATATTCCATATGTTGACGCATTATTGATTGACCATGAGGATATGTTTGTTGCTAGTCTAAAGACACCCTTTGGGGCATTAAAGATAACTGTCTCACTCGTATAGTTAGAGCGTAACGCTGGCCATATCTCTAAGCTACCATCTCCGTCTTGATCTAAGAGTACCTGATGGAGTTTAGCTGATGATCCTGACCCAAGCTGAATGTAGTCACCCGCTAGTAATGTGCCAGTCATAACGACAGTAACAGTTTCATCTCCAGCATTACCTGTGAGTGTACAGGAGCTAACTGTACCCTGTGGTGTAGCATAGTCAGGATCACCTAAGAGGAACGTACCAGTTTGACCCTTAAGTCCAACCAGTAGTGCCTTCCACTGTGCAGCCTTATCACGATGTACCGAGGGAATATTGACTGAGGCTTCCCACTTCTGTCCACCGTGGGAAATGATCTGTTGCTTATAGGTAAAGGGAGACTGAGAGGTAGCTACAGCATTAACTGCCCTTAGCTCAATGCTCTCAATCCCGATAGACGTTGGTGTAGCTAATGGATAGCTTAGTGCCATATTGTTGTTCCTTTAACCA